ATTCCATAATAAACTCACGAATACCAGACCAATCTTTAACAGCAGGCAAACACTCTAATTCACCGCCCTCAATGTCCATTTTAACTACTGTAGGCTTTACACTTTCAAAAACATAATTAATGTTAGTACAATCAACTGTAACTGTATCACGACCTCGTTTTGATACCAGTGAGTGTGCGCCCTTATTCTTCTTTAGATTGATTGAAAAATTTCGCGTCTTATCATCATTTCCAACAACAGCTTCATTATGCAAAACATAACGAGAAGAATCTGAAATATTCATTGCAACATTCTTACAGGCCAATTCATAGTTATCTTTATCTGGTTCATAAGAATGAACTAGCGAAACGCCTTTCTTCAAGGCAAAGGTGGTAAACATGCCAATGTTTAAGCCAAAATCTACAACAACATCGGTCGGCTTAAGCTGTAGCTTATTGTATTCTCCAGAAAAAACTTCATGAACGACAAACTCGTCTGAGGTACCTTCACGAACTTCTGCTTCAATATCTCTATATTGTATAATCTTAGTTGTCATTCTTCAAACCACCTCTTCAATGAGTTCTCATCTTTGTCGAGATGTGGATACCACATGCTCTTTGTCTTATCTGTAATAGTCTGTTCGTCATCTACTTGTGCATACTTTGTGCGAAATTCATCAAAGTCTTGCTTATTACGAAAATGAACATAGAGTGTCTTGAAAGGAGGATTATCTTTTTGTTCAAACTCAGGCATTCCTACCCAAAGCTTTTCTCTCTCATTCTCATCAGTTTCTTCCATACCAAGAAATTCTGCGAGTGTTGGTTCACGTACAGCTTCTTCTTTCTTGCCTAGAAAATTATCATATTCTGCGGATTCTTTTACTGTCATGTCATTAACCTGTTATGTTCAATAAGATATTTTTCAAATTTTTCTTTGTTGTTTTCATATACGCCTAAACCAAAATTACATGTTTTACAAAGAAGTCCACGATATTTTCCTGTTTGATGATCATGATCAACTTGAGGCATTTCCATGATACAGTCGCATATTTTACATCTATTGTCTTGTTGTGTCAACTCCGAAAGATATTTTTCATATGTGAAGTCAACTATACCATGTCTTTGCCAATTGTGTTCTCTCATTCGTTTACGATTTTTTCTACGATATTCGGCGGCCGCCGCAGGATCATATCTTTCTCTTTGTTTTTCTAAGAAAGCTTCTCTGTTTGCTTGATATTTAATTTTACCTTTTTCTTTCAGTTCTTCCTTATTTCTTTCCCTATAAAGTCGGGCATAATCAGGATGAGAACGTTCTGGTAAATCAGGATATTTTCTTTTTCTCATAAAACACTCCAATAGTTTGTGAAAGTATTTATAATACCAACAATCTCAAACTATTGTAGAATTGAAAAATTTCTTACTTTAAGGAAACGGTATGTCCTGTCGAACTTATCGGCAATAGTGTCAGTCTTGTGCGATATAATAAACGTATTTGTATCGTCTGTCAAGGTCTGAATGATCTTGAGGAACTCATCAGTACCATTAGCATCTAGACTTCCATCTAGAATTTCGTCCAGAATAAGAAGATTGGTATTGACGCTGTTCTTCATCTTGGCAATCGAACGCCAGGTAAACATCAAGGCTAAGTCAATACGTGTCTTTTCACCTTCTGAGAAATTTGCATAGGAAAACTCATCGCGGTGTCTAGATTTGATTACCTCATTGAAGTTTTCATCAATGTTGAAGTTGACAAAGAAGCCCATTCTATCTAGATACTTGTTCACAAGCTTATTGATGATAGGAACATATTGCTTGATGATCTTAGTCTTGATACCGCCATCTTTCAGCAGTGACATGGCCGTTTCAATCATAGTTCTTTCATTCAGCCTGAACTGCAAAGAACCTTCCAGTCTGTAGATTTCTTCTATGACGGACTTCAAGTCATGTTCACTATCCATTACCATCTTGTCTGCGTTTCGTATCTTATCCATACTATCTTCAATATCATTCATCATGGATACGATATGCATCATGGTCTGCTTACTGGACTTGATTTCTGTATTGATAGTTTGAATGCGCTTAGACTGTTCATCTTTTCTATTGATAACATCAATCAGTTCTTGAGAGTAAGATTCAACATTCGCAACTTCTTTGCCAATTGATAAAATCTCATCACCAAGAGATAATATTCTCTTAGACTTAAAGTTCTCATCAATATGTTGCTTACAAGTTGGACAATTATCAGACTTCTTTAGAAAGTCTTTTTCTCTGTCCAGTCGATTCATGTTGGAATCATGCGTAGCAATCAACTTGATGTGTTCTTCATAAAGCTTACGCAAATCCGAAAGATTAGAAACTTCATCCACAAGCTTTTCTTTTTCGTCTGCGAGACCTTGAACTTTACACAACAAATCTTTCTTTTGTAGTGCAAAATCGGCAAGTTGCTTCTCATACTCGGCCAGTCTATCGTCATTGTTCTGTTTGAGATTGCCCAGAGTCTTTTCAATATACTCTTTCTTATCTTGTGCAGACTTGACAAGCATACGGTTCTTTTCGACGCTTTCCTTGTTTTCTTGCCAACGCTGTTTGACCAGCAGGCTCATGATAGAAAAGATTTGAATGTCTAGAAGGTCTTCGATGATTGTGCGACGATCAGCAGGAGTTAACTGCATGAACGGCGTGAACGATGCAGAGCCAAGAATAACGATCTGGCAGAAAGACTTCATGTTCATCTTGAGAATAAACTTCTCTAGATATTCCTGATAGTCTCTAGATGCCGAATCCTGATTGAGCAAAGAACCATCAACCCAAATCTCAAAGATTGCAGGCTTGATACCACGAACAATCTTGTAATCTTTGCCGTAGGCCTTGAATGTGATTTCAACCTTACAGTCTTTATTGTTTACACTGTTGACTAGCATCGGCTTATTGATCTTACGAAATGGCTTACCAAACAAAACAAAAGTAAGCGCGTCGAGAATGGTTGATTTACCATGCCCGTTTGCACCTACTATCAAGTTTGTCTTATTTGCGTTTAGTTCAATCTCTGTCCAAGCATTACCAGTTGACAGCAGATTTTTCCATCTAATCAGTTCGAAGTTTATCATTCTGTATAATCTTCACTCTTTCATCAAGAATTTCTCTAAGTGTTCTTCTAGTTATGATACCGTCATACTCAAGTCTAGCTAAAGCACTAAGCGCATTGGCATCAGCAAACTCATCAAGAGATATTCCAAGTTTCTTTGCTCTAGGCAAAACTTCGTTCTGCAACACAACGGAACACTTCTTAGACCATTCGGCTTCAATCACTCAATATTCTCCAATGACAATGCTTCGGTATAGATTTCTCGCATGTAATGTTTCATTCTATCAGATTCAATCGGCAATGTCAAGCCTGAAATGTAGTTGTCGAGAATGGTAAGTGTGTCTTGAGCCTCATCTACAGTATCGTCTATGTTATTGTCGATAAAAGAATTGACATCTTCAACAATGGAAATATCTGCTGGCTGTTCCTTGTACAACTTATCCAACAGCATATCAAATGCATATGGATTAGTTTTGTTTACACAAACAATCTTAACATAACAATCCTTGAACTTGGAATAATCAGTAGCGTTGATCTTCTCAAGAATGTCAGGATGCTTTACATCATCATATGCGACCATATGAAATATACGATAAGGATTGCGATGAAAAACTGTATCACGCGATTCTGTATCAAAGACAACAAAGCCGCGAGGATCATTATAATCAGACCATATATGCTCACAAAAAGCACCGATGTAATGAATATTGTCCCGACTACTGCGGTGATGATAATGGCCAGTGAAAACACTATCAAATCGCCTGAAAACTTTGCTGTTCCATCCATGATCCGAGAGCATACCCTTTTGCATTTCAAAGCCGTCGAGTTCCAAATGCCCGATACAGACTGGTGCTTTTGATTGTTCAATTGCTTCATAACATTCCTTCTCATATTCTTTCGTGATCCACGGAAGCAAGAAAAACTCGCAGCCATCAATCTCTAGTGTTGTTGGCTTAGAGTAGGTCTTGATGTTATCATATCGACCAGCTACAAACTCATCAAGAGCATTCACACGATATGTATCCTTGAAATACTCATCATGATTGCCTGCAATGATATGCATCTCACATAGTTCGCTGATCGGCTCAAGGAAGTCTGTTCTTAGCCTGGAATGAGTAAGAACGTTAATATACTTCCGACGGTCAACGAGATCGCCAGCATGAATGATATGCTTAATTCCATTTTCTTTAATATGCGGGATAAGAAACTCATCTACGCTCCTCTTGAAGTAATCAAGGAAAACTGGGGAGTCATTTCTAACTCCCCAGTGAGTATCGGTAATAATAAGAACTTTTGTCACGCCCTCTTTTTCCTAGTATTGGATATGTAGAGTTCATTATCGTACTTTTTGATTGATTTGTCAATAGCTTCTTTTATGGCTTCTAAACGCATACGATAGTTTCCACGAATATGTATGTTCTCATTCTTGTTAAGAAGACTATTGATTAGGTGTTCAATTTGAAACGGCACTTCGTTGTTCATCGTTTTCTTCCTCGTAAAATTGAATAAGGCCTTCTTTGGCTATCTTCCGTTTTTCTTTCTTCGCTTTTTCTTTCTTCTCAAACTTGTCCATGAACTCGTTGATATTATCATAGATTTGATTTGGTATCATATGATTATCATCACTGTCTGTCAATAGATTAGATACACCTAAGTTGACTATTGTTTCCTGAAAGTTCTTATAGATCGTATATCTGTTCTTTTCTTCCTTATTAATTCTGCGAAGGAAAGCATAGTAGATAACTTGAGTAAAGTATGCAAATGGATTCTTACCTATATCTGGATTGTAATCGTTAAAGTACAGAATGCAGTTTTCAATTCCATCCGATATCATCTCATCTCTAAATGAGTAGCTAATGAAACACGGCTTGGTAGACAACTTCTCTGCTATTTTCCAGATGCACTCGCCTATGTAGTCTGGCAGTCTAGGATCTTCCAGTCCCTTTTCTCTTGCTTCTTTTACTCTCTCTTTATGCTTAAGGATCTCATTATAAAACTTGGCATTATCTACGTAGTGAACTCTCGCAGTTTTTTTCATTTCTATCATTTTTCCCTTGACTAATGCTTGACATCGTGGTATAAAGGCTATGCCAGCGATGATATGAATAACTTTAATTATACCTCTGTAAGTTCAATCATCTTCTTGATCTGCTTATCCAACACATCTTTTCTGTTAGGCCATTTGATCATTGGCTTATCAGGATCTTTAGCTAGATGCTGTAGCAACGGCAAGTAAGTCTTTCTTATATCACGCAATCTCTTCTTTAACACTTCAACTTCATCTGTTACTCCTGAAGAAGATACAATCTCTTCCTCGTCATGAAAAGAAAATCCAAAATCATTTGTTTCGTCTA